ACGCCTATCTGTTCCAGCTGACCCGCGATGTCATCGACGAAGTCATCGGCCTCCAGCCGACCACTGTTCAGTGGGAATCCCAAGGCGGAATGCAAATGCATTTCAAGGTCATGTCAATCATGATCCCGCGTTTGAGGTTCACGCAAACCCTGCAATCAGGGGTTGCGGTTATCTCATAAAGGACGTACTAGGTACGGGCACACAGTAAGGCTTGATTCTCCCCCTCATTATGAGGGGGAGTTCTTTTACGACAAGAGGATATCCACATGACAAAGGCAAAGGCAAAAGATGGACTTGTCGAACGGATCGTTGTAGGGCCAAAGCCCATTCACGCACAAGATCCTAAGACTGGCGAGCGTTACACAGCGCAAATTGGTGACACAGTATTTCTGACCGCGCGTGCCGCAAAGACATTCTCGCGGTACCTACAGGCACCTGAGGTCGCGAAAGCAGAAGCTGCCGTTAAGGTGGCAGAAGAGGAAGCTGCCGAAGAAGGTACTGCTGAAGTAGCGGGTCCGTCCCCAAAAGACGAACCCTCAGAAAGCGAAGGAGGCGGCTCTGACGAGTCGTAAGATAAGTGGCTGCAAGGGTCTCACCAGGGGCAGTTAAAGAGGTAGTGCCAACGGAAATTGCTGACTCGGTTGTTCTAACGAACTTCATTGATACGGCAAACCTATTCGTTGACACGCATCTTGCTGCTGCTGGTCACTCTGAAGCGATCCTTGGTAAGATCGAGCTTTATCTTGCAGCCCATTATGTCGCCCTTACTGAAGAACAAGGTGGCCTTACCAGAAGTAAGCTAGGAGATGCCGATGAGTCCTTTGCCAATATCTATGGCCAAGGACTCAAGGCTACTCGGTTTGGTCAGCAGGCCCTTGCCATTGATACCACCGGTATTCTAAACTCTGTTGCTGCCACACAGCTCAAGGCTGAGTTCAGGGTGGTGTAATGTCGAATCTCCAAAGAAACATGCACGACGATGTTACCCACTGGCCGTTCGGAGGGTCCGATGGTTTTGGTGGCTTTACGTTCGGTACTCCAATCAAGTTCAAGGCGCGCTGGGAAGACAAGAACGTGCTCTTCTTGACCTTATCGGGAGAGGAAGAAGTTTCAAATGCTGTCGTGTACGTGCCCCAGTCAGTTGACATAGGTGACTATTTAGGCCTGGGGGATCTTACAGCAAGTCCTGACCCAACAGCTATCAGTGGGCCAAACAGAGTGCGGGGCTATAATAGGTCTACGGATCTGCGTGGGCTCCACGAAATTATGAAGGCGATCCTCTAATGGCTGGGTCACTCAACTTCACTGTTGGCCGCGTCCGAGTCACGAGTGTGCCTTCGCCGTCCGAAGGCGCGTATATCCGCATTATTCGAGAACAGATGGACACGCTCTCGAAGAACCTGCTAAAGGTTATCGAGCGGGTCGAGAGTGTAACGCCTGAGGCAATCACATTCGGGCTGCAACCTATCTTTGATGAATCCCAACGTCTCGTGCCAGTGGATACTGGCAAGTTAAAGCGCTCGGGGTTCATTGAGACACGCACAACGGGTACCGGCAAAGTGTCTGCGGAAGTGGGATACGGCAGGTTTGGTAATCCATTCTATGCAGGATTCGTACACGAAAACCTTGCCTTTCGTCACGCACCACCGACGCAGGCCCTATATTTGAAGGCTGCTGTTGATAAGCACATAGGGGACTTCTCTCGACGCGTTGCATTGTTCATGCAAAAGGAAACGGGGATTACACCGTAATGGCTGAGTTCCCAATGTCGCAGGGTATCAAAGATTTGCTTACTGCACATGTAGCGATCTCCCTGTGGGCCATTGAGATTAGCCAGCTTCCTGACGCTCCCGATAGGGTAATCATGATCTCGGATACGGGGGGCATTGAACCGAATCCCAAATGGCAATTGGACTTTCCCACAGTACAAGTCATGGTCCGTGGGAACGTTAGTGGGTACTTAGATACATGGCGTGAGGCTAAGGCAGTCAAAGATATACTGCTAGGCATCAACGCACAAGTCATCAACTTAGATAGGTGGGATGGCATCACAATGAACGGCGACTTAGCATTTATTGGCCGCGATGAAACCTTGAGGCCACTATTCACGCTCAATTTCGCCATCATTCTCGAGCCACAAGACGTGGCCCTTAGTAACAGGCTTGCTTTGTAAGGAGATAATACAATGGCAAAGGTAATTCGTATATCTGACGACGCCGGTGTTAGCTGGGAGAACTTACCCGGTTCACAGGGCAGCTTTCAATCAGAAGCCGAGGCTGTCGATGACACGATCCTTGGCCAAACATTCTCGTCCACAGACGTTGGCCTTGTGGGATGGTCCGTAAGTTCGGATGGCATCTTCAAGGGCTTCTCAGGCTATTTGGCTGAGATCAAAGAAGTTGGCACTCCTACTACCTTCACGGCAGAATCGATGACTCTGGTCAGTGGCAAGACCTACCAGATCGATGACGCTGCAAAGGAAATCTGGGATCGCAGCGAAGTCACGATGGATATCCTCGATAGTGCTGCCTCAGTAGCGGCAGCGGACATCCTCAACATCGACTACCTCTTCGGCCGGGTCACATTTGTGGCCTCGTATACGCCGTCGGGAGCTATTACGGCTACGGGTAAGAGCTTCCCAACATCGCAGATTGGCAAGGCAAACAGCTACTCGATGACCATGACTGCGGAAGCAATCGATGAAACCGACTTCGAAACCGCACAGGGCAATGCAGGCACGCGGATCTTCAGTGCTGGTCTCAGGACAGTAGCACTTGAATTGGGTGGTATCTGGCTTGTCAGTGCAACGCACAACGCCAAGGACGACCTCAAGTTGCGGAACGAGATCATCATTGAGATCGATCCTGCGGGTGACGGGTCGTCCATAGCCAGGGGCTTCTTTAAGTTAGCCACTACTGGCCAGAGTGGTGCAGTAGGAGCATTAGAAGAGGAAACTCTGAACTTCGCACTCACGGTGCCTGACGAAACAACCAACCCAGCAGTTGAGTTTCCGTTTGGCTGGCAGCATACAGCCACCACACTCAACCTAGCAATTCAATTCGCACTGACTAGTTGGCTTGATGAACTGAACACTTATGACGTTCAGTACCTGCCAACTGGCGCCGAGGGTGCAAGTCCGCTGGATGGCATCGAAGGCAACTTCGTGGTTACAGATGTCTCCCTAAGCGGCGGCTTATCGAATATGAACGTGTTCACAATGGAACTTCAAGGGACTGGACAGTTCACTGAAGTTTAATCCCAGGCAAGCAGGACAACACAACAGGAGAACGACATGGCAACAACAGTAGGCGGAAAAGTCGCCGCAATGGAACGAGACTGCCAAGGTCTCGTGGCGCACCTCAACAAGAACGGCAACTATCGAGAAGCTACACAGGTGCAGAGTCTACTTCAGCAGGTAGGTCAGGTGCGTGCCCAGATGGAGCAGAGCAAGATTGCAGAAGAGGAATTTCCAGCCAAAGCATAAACCTAACCCGATTCAAACCTAAACTGACAAAGGCGAAATGACATGAACAAACCAGTAGTACAACAGCCAACACAAGAGCCAACGCAGGCGAAGAAGGCTCCAGCACCTACGCGCGACGAGATTAGGGCGAAGCTCTTAGGCAAGACGCCACTAGCGGAATCGAAACTGATTATGCTCTTTGGTATGGAGCTGGAGCTTCGGCAGCCCACACTCGAAGCAATTCTCAGAGCACGAGACGTCGGCGACGACGCCACTCGTGCCGTGGACATGATCATCGAGTACGCATTCGTACCAGGAACAGATGACCATGTCTTCGAAAACTCCGACCGTGAAATGATGCTGCGATGGCCGTTCGGTAAGGATCTTACCTCACTGAACGAAGCCATTGCGGATCTCACTGGTGTCGATGTGGCTGGTGCAGTGGAGGATATGAAGAGTGACCCTTTAGGCGGCTGATCGCTGACTTTGCCCGGCATCATGGGAAGTATGTACATGAGGTATTAGCTGAGGCCACGTTGGACGATGTAGCGCAGTATATGGCGTTAATGCAAGTGGAAGGCGAAGAGAATAGACGCGAGCAACGGAAGCAGGCAGCTAAAGCGCATGCGATGTCACGTAAGCGATAGGAGATAGCGGTGGCTCTTAATATAGGCAATGTCAACTTTGGTGTAGATGCCAATACGGCTGGCCTACGTAGGGCGCTTCAACAATTAAGTAAGTTCCGCGACAAGACCACCCGAGTAGCCAAAGGTCAAGCTGCTGACGCCAAACGCGTAGCTAACGCAATGGTCCGTCAAGAGTCGGCCATTAGAAAGGCCTTCTCTGCTACCAAACAGTTGGAGCAAGCGCAAAGAAAGGCTAAAGTCCCTAAGAGACAGATCGAGAAGGGTGCGGAAGCCTTCCAACGGCTCACGTTGGAAATGACCTCAGCCAAACTATCTGTGGTTCAGTTCACGCGCTCACAGGATGCGTTCGCTGCCAAGATGGGACAGTCGCGCCGCGCGCTTGCCGAGTTCAATAAGGAGGCTGCAAAGAAGGACGCGAACAAGATGGCAACGCTCCTGCGGAACCTTGAGTCGTCCGCAGTGCTGGCCATTGGGCCCTTGTCGGGCGTTGGTGCTCGTATCAGATCCATTGGGGCCATCGCAGGTAGGTCTGGCTTATTTCTTGTTGGACTCTTCGCAGGTGTAACTGCACTCGGCGTTGCATTTGCCAAGCTTTCTACTGCGGCTGTAAGCGCTGGCAGGATTTTTGAGTCCTCAATGGCCCGATTCAAGGCTGCTTCTGGTAGTGTAGAGATTGCCCGCAAGGAGATGGCCTTCGTCATCCAGACCTCACAGCAACTGGGCTTGCGGATCGATACAACTGCCAAAGCCTTCAGTAGGTTGTCGGCATCTGCTAGAGGTACGACGTTAGAAGGGAAGGGAGCTAGGGATGTCTTCCTGGCTGTGTCAAAAGCTGCCGCCGCCTTGAGATTGGGTGCGGGGGAAGTTGAAGGCACCTTCCGCGCAATCGAGCAGATCATGTCTAAGGGCTCAGTCCAGGCAGAAGAGCTTAGAGGTCAATTAGGTGAGCGCTTACCTGGTGCCTTCCGCTTAGCTGCCGAGGCTATGGGGGTTTCCACAATGGAATTGGGCAGGATGTTGAAGGCTGGCGAGTTGCTTGCTGACGAGTTCCTGCCTAAGTTCGCTATCGCCCTCGAAGAGGCTTTTGGTAAAGCCGCCCTAGATAATGTAAACAGCTTCCAAGGCTCTATGAACCTGCTAGCTAATGAGGGCCTATTGTTTGCACAGTCCTTCAATGAGGCCGCGAACATATCCAAGATATTCATTGCAGGCATACAGGGCGTAACTAAGGTAGTAAAACTGCTACGCGAGAACCTTGATAACATCACCGCCGCCGCCGGTACAGCAGCAGTAGCATTGGCATTTACGTTTCGCTCACAGATAGCTGCGGGCATTATATTCATAGCCAAAGCAATACTAGCAGCCACCAGAGCCACATGGTTGTTTACTGCAGCGCTCTTTGCTAACCCAATGACGGCTACGGTGGCCACAGTAGCCATCCTCGTAACTAAGTTGCTGGCATTAGTAGCGGTGTTCTTTGGACTTAAGGCCATACTCAAGGATGACAACGAAGCTCTGGATCAGCAGGATGCCGCTCTTAAAGCGCTTGAACAGAGCGCTCCCGGAGTAAATAAGTTAAGTCAGGCATTTAAGTCCTTGAATACCGAGATTAAGGACGCTCAAGCCGAGACCATGATCTTCCTACAGGTTATAGATGCTGTAGGTAGACAAGGGATACGGAACTTCGACTTACTCAAGTTACGCTTTGAGACAATGGCCAAAGTTGAAGGTTTGGCCAGAAACGAACTTGAACAACTTTCAGCAACCCTCTCGGGTGCCGATAAATTCTTCGCACCATTATCCAACAGCGCCGAAGATGTAGCAGAATCGCTCTTTAGGGTACTCCAAAGGCTACTGAATGTCCAAGCAGAAGCGGCCAAGCTGCAGAGGACTGAAGACGCACTGAAAGGTGCTGCCGATCAGCTTGCGCTATTGAATATGCGCTTCGCAGCTCTACAGGAAGGTCAGGATGCTGTAGATACGTTCGACAATGTCACCCTAGCTGTCTTGGCACTTAAGGAGACATTCAAGGACACGAACATAAGCATCGAAGAGCAGCAAAGGCGCATGGACGAACTTGAAGCAGCGTTGAAGAGAAACATCGCGGCAGAAGACGCATTAGCTAAGGCGAAGAGAGATCGTGCAAAGGCTGAGAGGGAGGCCGAATCCGCACGAAAGAGGGCAGAAGCAGGGTTGGTGCGTGCACGCGATGTGCTTAGACAGCTCCGCATGTCAAATAGGGCACTATCACAAGGTGCAGAGTCATTCGAGTTCTTCCAGAAG